ATATAAATATTCTCTCCTGATCTGTGCATACTCTACAGGTATATTTGCATTTAAATAAGCCATAGTTTATCCTCACTTTACTGTACCCCAATTTGGTCCAGATTCATAGTCCACTTCATTGTCTACTTCTAAAGTTACTGCCTCCTCCATAATCTTTTTTATTTTGTCGGCATTATCACTAACAGATATATCAAGTTCATCATGCACTTGTATATGTGGTGTAATACCTTCTTTGTGTAGCTCAACCATTGCTTTTTTTGTCATGTCAGCTGCAGATCCTTGTATCAATCTGTTCAAAGCTTTGTATGTGTAAGCTCTTCTGATCCCTGGTCCGTGTTCCGCGAGCGCTGCATCGTGAGTCAAGGGTTTATGTAT